TCAGCATCCTTTGGAAGAAGAACGGTTTAAAATACACAAGGAATGTTTAGTCAATCCTGATTACTTTGGTTATACAATGAGCAGAATAGAATATAGTTTTTTTAGATCAAATGGTTTTGAAATTAGACCTACACCGGGAAGTTATTGCTACACAGTTAGCAGGGAACTGGTGTTTGGGAATAAGGTAGGGTAGGGATATGAGTAATTGGAATCCTAAAAACTGGGCTGACGATTGGGGAAGCGTGTTTAAAGGTTTATTTGGTGGAGGGGCTACCTACGCTGCTGTAGACGATATTTTAAACAGATTAACTAGTGCTGGCCAGGGATTAGCCGAAGAATTTCCAAAAATAGGAGATGAAGCTTCTAAAAGAGCAGCCTTTAAACCATTTACTGTAACCACTGGAACTGGTGGAGTTAGCACTACTCCTGAAGGTGGGATTAATCTTCAATTAGGAAGTCAAGGAGCAGGACAAACACAAGCTGTACAAAATATACTAGGTGGTATGTTAAGCGGTTTTCAGTCTGATCCTACTGCTGGAGCTGCTAATTTACTAGGAGACACTGCATTTAGTGGTGCACAGAATTTCTTAGGTTCAGCAATGACTGATCCATCCGGAGGAATGATTGGAAGGTCAGGACAAGCAGCTTTAACAGGAGCAGGTAACTTATTACAAAATATAGGTGTTGACCCTACTGGTGGAATGGCTGGTGGAATTAGAGACACAGCGTTAGGAAACGTAGGAAATTTAATTGGTTCTGCGTTAGGAGACAGAGCTGCAAGAGAAAGTGATATATACAACAGAATTAGAGCTATACAGTCTCCGGAAGAACAAAGACAGCGTGAAGCATTAAACGATCAGTTATTAAGTCAAGGAAGACTAGATTTAATGACTTCAGCTTACGGAGGTACTCCAGAACAGTTTGCTATGGACAAAGCTAGAGCGGAGGCTATGAACCAAGCAGCTTTGTCAGCAATGAATCAAGCAGGGGCTGAAAGAGACAGAGACTTGGGAATGGCTAGTAGCTTGTACGGCTTAGGTGCAGGAGCAGCAGGTCTTCCAACACAGTTACAAGCAGCGGACGCAGGGCTAGCTAGTAACTTATTTGGCATGGGAACTCAAGCTCAATTTATACCACAACAATTAGCCCAAGGAAATTTAGGTTTAGCAACAGGAATGTTTGGATTAGGTTCTCAAGCTAGACAATTACCTACACAACTACAGGGTATGCAAGGACAAAACATAGCTCAAATGATGGGCTTACAGTACTTACCGGAACAACAAATGTTAGACGCTCTTGGAGCAGGAACTAATGTAGCTTCCATAGCTGACTTGGGTAGAAGACAAGGTGCTGGTTTATTTGGTGAAGGTGCTGGAGCAGGTCTTGAGGCATTATTGAACACTGAACTAGCTAAAGCTGACGTACTTAAAGCTATTTACTCAGGAGCTTTAGGAGGCGGTGGAGACGAAGGTGGTAGTTGGTTTGGTGATATAATTAGCGGAATATTTGGAGATTAAAGCAAATGGCTATAGGTTTAAGTAGTGGAACAGTAGCTAACATCCGTAACTTTGGTAGAGAAGGGTTTGAAAACTTTTTTCCTCAGCAAGTTAGAGACAGTGTTTACGGAAAACAAGCAAGTTCTGATGGTTTATTATCAGTAGAAAAACCAAAGGGTAACCGAGGTTTATTTGATTCTTTGTACGACGCTACTTTAGGTAGAATACCTGGGTTAGAGACATCCGAACAAAGAGACAGAAATGTCTATAGAGAAAAAGTTGCCGCAGTTCCAGAAAAAGGAGAAGCTTCGTCTTACTCCGCTAGAATTAGAGGTTTAGAAGCGTTACTTCCTTCTGCTAATGAAGAAGATACTTTTAAAATTAATCAAAAACTTATTGAATTAAAAACAGCAGAAAGAAAAGAAATAACTGAAAAATTAAATTTAGATCAAAAGCTTCAGACACAAAAAAATGCAGTAGATGCAAAAACTAATCAGCAAACTTTTATTAATAAGAATATTTCAAATGCAATAAAAATTCTTAAAGCTGACGCAGAAATAGATGAAAACGGTAAATTACAAATAGGAGAAAATATAACTCCTGATGATGCTATTATGCTTTCTATTTTAACTGACACAGGCCAAACACCAGATAAAACTTTAGCAGCTTTTAAAAAGCTATCTGAAGAAGCTGCTCAAATTGAGCAAGGAAGCGAAGGTTCTTTATCTGTAATAAATTCTTTAGCTGCTAACATACAAAGTGACCCAGAGATTGCAAAGATTAAAGAGAGATTAGAATCTGGTGAATTAACTAAAGTAGATACTTCTACTTTAACTGCTGCAATAAAAAGGGCAGAAGCTAGAAAGGATAAAAATGCTTTTGTAGAAGGAGCTAAAAAAGAACTAGAAACAAAACCTAATGAGTACAGAGAAAAAGTAGTAGACGATTTTAATAATGGTCTATTAACTTTAGAAGAAGCTAGAAAACAATTTAACAATTTTCAAAGAAATCCTGTTAATATAGAAAGAAAAACTCATGTGTTAGCAGGAGAAACTGAAGCAGTAGACACTGGTTATTTAGACAGGGTAGGAAAAGTTTATTTTAACAGGACTAATTCTAAATGGATGCCTCTTCCTCCAGACGCAGAAAAATACGAAAAAATAGAAATTACTAATAAAGAAAGATCCACTTATGTAAATGTAAAAACTGGAGAGCCTGTAACAACAGGATTTGATAAAAATAATAAATTAATGCAATTAGATATGAAGGAAAACAAATGGGTTCCTTTTAATACAGCTGACAACATGTCAAAAGAAGCTAGTAAAGAAATTACTAAATTATTAACAGACAACGAAAAAGGTTTGTTAGGAACAGTAAAAACGCAAAGACAAAAAGGTAAAACTTTTAAACCTAATCCTGATTTAGTAGAAAAAGTTTTTAATGACGCAAAGTTATCTAAAGAGTTTGATGAAAAATTTGATGATTTAGGAAAAGAAGAACAAAGAGATTTTGCTGAAAATTTGTTGTACGAAGCTAAACGAGTTGCTTCCAGTAAAAACCAAACTTTAAAATCTTCTTTACCGGAAGCTTTAAAAATTATGTTAGGAGCAAAACCTACGAATAGTTCTCCAACAACAATTTCAGTTCCTACAAGTACAGCAAATAAATTAGCAAACTTTAGAAACGCAAAAAATCCTACTGGTCCTTAAAAGGATAAAAATGGAAGAATACACGCCAAAAGAATTAAAAGAATTTTTTAATAAAGCTTATGACGCAGGAGACTTAGAACTTGCTGAAGAACTTTATAATATTTTAAATCCTTTAGAAACTGAACAACCTCCTGAAAAAGCTTCGTTTTTAGAAGAAGCTAAATTAGCTTTTGATTTATCAAGAACTGACATAGAAAATTGGGCAATAGCTACTCAAGCTGCTTTTCCTCAAGCTAGTGCTGGCTATAGTATTCCAGGCGTTACAGGAGATTTTGACAGTACTGATTTTCGATTGTTTATTCCTGCCAGGGAAAGATTTGGTGATGAGTACATGGACGAAATGTCTTATGAAGAAAGGTTAGAATTTTTAAGAAATCACCATGAAACTAGAGCTATTCAAAAAAACATAGAAACTGTATTGTCACAAAAAGAATACGGAAAAAATCAAACAGCAAGTGCTATTGGCGATGCTGTAGGTAATTTATCTAGTCCGACTTCATTAGTTCCTTTTAGTCAAAAAGCAAAAGTAGCTGCTGCTACTGGTGCGTTTATTGCTGCTGAAATGGACACAGCGGAACAATTAGTTGAAAATAGATTTGATCCTGTTGAAAAAGTAAAAAACATTGCTTTAGGAACGGTAGCTCCAGCTATAGGTGAAAAAGTTATTAAAGCTGTACAGGCTTCTCCAAAAGCTGTTGAAAACGCTACAAAATTTATAGCTAATAAATTAGACAGACGAACTGAAGCGGCTAAAAGTCAAGCTAATGCAAATACAGTTGTAAATAAAATTGAAAAAGAATACGCTTTGGGTGTATCTGCTGGTAAACCCGAAAAAACAATAAGAGCTGAGACAAATAAAAAATTAGGTTTAACAGAAACTGATGTTTTAGAAGCAGTTAGTGACAGTGGTAGAGATTTAGTAATGCCTAATGCAACTGTTGCGAACCAAATATTAGCATCTAAAAACAACCCAGTTGGAGCTAGTGGAGTTTTACAAAAAACTTTTGATTATTTGGCAGCACCTATTTCTACAAGAGTTGGAAACATTAACACTAAATTAATGATTGCTCTTAGAGATATGGATAGGCAAGTTAATGAAAATATTGGTAATGAATTAAACTTACTTGAAAATTTTTTTACTGTTACTTCTAAAGAAGTTAACCCTTTAAAAAGAGGTTTTAAACAAACGGAAGAATTTGAAACTTTTCAAAACCATTTATTTAATGGGAGATACAAGCAAGCCCAAGAAATAGCGGATGAACATTTTCCTGAATTATCAACTTCTTTAGAAACAGTTCAAAGCACTCTTAATAAAAAATACAATGAGTTAAAAGAAGTAGGAGTCGAAGTTGGTTATTTACAAGATTATTTTCCTAGAGTTATTAAAGACCGTGAAGGTTTATTAAATTCTTTAGGAACTACAAAAAAATCTTTAATTAATAAAGCTTTAGATGACGTTGCTATTAAACACGGAGCTACTTCCTTAAATGGAAAAGCGGATATATCTAAGCTAGATGATAGTGTTATTAATGAAACTATAAATAAAGTATTAAACGGGTACATCCCTACAAAAACTGGACTTAGTTTTACTAAAACTAGAACTATAGAAGAATTACCTTCTGGTTTACAACAATATTATCACAGTGCTCCTGAGTCTTTAATGCTTTATTTGCAAAACGCTAACAGAGAAATAGCAAAAAGAAAATTTTTTGGTAAAAACACTTCAGTTAACAAAGTAAATCAATTTGATTTGGATATGTCAGTTGGTAAATTAACAGGAGATTTAATAAGAAAAGGGGATTTAACTGACGAGTCTGCTGACGACTTAGCTAGGTTATTACAAGCTAGGTTTAATGGAGAAAAATTAGTAATGCAGTCTGGAGTAGCTAAACTAAGAGACATTCAATATATGTCGTTACTAGCGCAGCCTGATTCAGCATTAGTTCAATTAGGAGACATTGGAGTTTCTGCTTATCTTAATGGAATTAGAAATACTGTTGGGTCAATGTTAGGAAAAAGACAACTTGATTCAGAAGATTTAGGAATAATGAACAAAGTTAGTGATAAAATAGCTGCTGAACTAGCTAACACTAACGGTTATAACAAAGCATTAAATAATTTTTTTCAATGGTCTGGCTTTAGAGCTGTAGATAAGTTGGGAAAAGATACATTAATAGATGCTTCTTTAAAAAAATACCAAAAACTAGCTCAAAAAAACCCTGCTGGTTTTAGAAAAAAATGGGAGGGTACTTTTGGGGATGAGGTTGAAAATGTTTTAGGTGACCTACAACAAAAAGAAATAACTGATAATGTTAAATTGTTAGTATGGAATGATCTTGCAGACGCTCAACCTATAACATTGTCAGAAATGCCTGAAGCTTATTTAAATAACCCCAACGGAAGAATATTCTATGCTTTAAAAACTTTTACTTTAAAGCAAATGGATTTAATGAGAAAACAAGTAATTCAAGAATATAAAAAAGGTAATAAAGAACAAGCTTTAACTAACGCATTTAAATATGCGGCTATAGTTGGGGGAGCTAATGCGAGTGTGCAAACATTAAGGGATCATTTAAGAGCATTAGAATTACCTGAAGTTCCTGATGACGTAGAGGAAGCTGCTGTAGGTACAATGGATGCAGTTGTTGAATCTTTACTAGGTCAGTTTTTCTTAAATAAATATTCAAGGGAAAGGTATTTATCTTCTGGGGATTGGCCTGGATTTTTACAAAACATGTTAACACCTCCTGGTTTAAAAATAGGTTCTGATATAGCGGGTGACATTGGAATGAGTGCTTTAGAAGCTTACGAAGGAGAATTAGATCCTATGGAAAGATCTGAAGAAATAGTTAAAAATATGCCGATAGTAGGTAAAGTTTTAAATAATTTACTTTACGGTGGCATGGAAAAAGCTAAAGATAAACTAGAAGAAGAGGGTTTAATAGAAAGTTTAGTAAATCGCTAGACTTCTAAACCTCCTTACCACCCATGAAACTTTTATCTGGTGTTCAAGCACTAGCGGTTTCCTGCACGTTGACTTTAGGGTTAATAACGCTTGACATTAATAAATTGTCTTCCACTTACATTAGTTCAACACTCCAGCTACCTAATATAATTACAACACCAACTAACAAAACCTTGACAAACCAGTTTAGTGAAAGGTTAGCTAAAGGGTTTGGTGTTAAACCGGAAGTAGCGTCTGAGTTCTCAGGTTGGATATTGGAAGCTTCAGAACGACAAAAGATACATCCGGATATTTTAGCTAGTCTTTTAATCACTGAAAGCTCCTTTAGAAAACATGTAGTTTCTCATGTAGGGGCTGTAGGTCCAGCCCAGGTCAGACCTGAGTATTGGTCTGAGTACTGTGGTATGACAGAAGCTCTCCTAAGCGATCCTAAGGCCAATATAAATTGTGGAGCGATGGTACTGGCCTACTTCAAGGATCGTTGCTTAGGGAGCCTCCAGTGCGCTTTAAGAGCCTATAACGTGGGTTTGCATAGTCAGAGAATAAAAGCGGCACAGAGATATCTAAATAAGATAAAAAAATATTTAGCTAGTCTTCTGTGTTACCCCCATTTTTCCCCTGAGGCTCATCCACCTCACAGTACTCCAGTGCGCTTAACAGATCACCAAATTCCCCAATGTACTTTAACTCTTCTTTAACTGAGTCCATAAAGGAAGTATGATCGGGTAATGCAGTAGGGTTTCTAAGCATTACTTCTACATTCATCCTGTGTTTTTCAAGTCCTGATAATATATCATTCCTTAAAGATTTTATCAAGTCGTCCCTGAATGACGAACCACTACCATTCAATCTAGTTATGTTACTCATTCAGCGGATACCTCCATAAAGTTTACTTTGTCCATGTTACCCCTGAGTCCTGCCTTCATGTAGGACGTGGATCTACCTTCAAAGAAGTTCTGGTGTTCCACTCCCAACACTGTGTCAAGCCACTCCAGAGGATTGTCCTTAACCTTGTAGTTAGGTTTTAGTCCTAACTGTAGCAACCTCCTGTCCGCTATGTACCTGATGTACTGCTGCATTTCCCTCTTAGTCAAACCTTCTATGTCACCCAACTCAAACACTAGGTTAAGAAACCTGTCCTCTAGGTCAACCATGTCCCTACAGGCCTGATAGATTTCCTTCTTAAAGTCGTCAGTCCAGAGGTCTATGTTTTCCTGTATGTACTCCCTGAATAACCTAGTCATAGCTTCTACGTGCAAAGACTCATCACGTATGCTGTACGTTATTATCTGGCCCATACCCTTCATACGTCCAAATCTAGGGAAGTTAAGCAGAATAATGAAGCTGGAGAATAACTGTAGACCCTCAGTAAACCCAGAGTAAACAGCCAGAGCCTTGGCTATGCTTTTCCTGTCCCTATTGGACACTTTAATGCTGTTAACGTACTCATGCTTGTCTGCCATGGAAGTGTACTCTGAGAAAGCTTTGTACTCAATCTCAGGCATACCCACAGTGTCCAGTAGCAAACTGTAAGCGTGTTGGTGTATGGACTCCATGTTGTTAAACGCACCCATCATCATACGTGCCTCAGGCTTCTTAAAGATACGCATGTAGCGATCCACATAGCCTGTACTAACGTCCACGTCGGACTGAGTAAACAGTCTGAAGATCTGAGTCAACAAGTTCTTCTCATGTTCCTCTAAGTCCTGCCAGTCCTTAACGTCGTTGTGTAGTGGTACGTCCTCAGGAAACCAGTGCATCTGGTTCTGCTGCACGTAGTAGTCAAACATCCAAGGATGGTCAAAGGGTTTGTAGTAGTCCCTAGTTCCAGTTAAGCTCAATTTATTGTCTCCTTCCTTATTCTAAAGATTAATGTCGTAAGGACTAAGATTATCAAAGTGAGTTCTCCACCCTGTAGAATCTATTAGCTCATAGTTATTTGACATTAACTCATCGTAACTAACAAACTCCTTGGTTTCGCTTATGTAGTACTTAGCGTCTTTAATGCTCATAGTAATGCTCCTAATTTACTATTGATTTCCCACAGGAGATAAGCGACTAAACCTAACTCCGCTGCAAGTATAGTATGATACCATACCCATCTGGCTTTGTATATCCTTAGCTCCAATCTTTTTTCTTCTTCCACCATTTCGTACCTATGCACCACTTCCCTTAGTTTATGTTCAAATATCTTATCCTTCACAGGCTAAACACTCCACGTCCTCCAAGTTTATCCTTGGTATTTTTATGTTGACATTTTCAGAGTTCCTAGCTGCATTGGATCTCAGGTAGTACATGGACTTTAATCTCCTTGCACCAATCCAGTGCACACTGTTAACGTACTCTAGGTATTCGTCGTGTACCTCCTGTGGCTCAGTAGCCTTAGGAGGAGCAAAGAACAGGTTAACTGACTGACTCTGACAAATGTACTTCTGTCTGTGGTGTGCATGTTCAATGACCCACAACTGGTTTATCTCAGGAGCAGTCTTAAATATCTCCTTTTCTTCTTCGCTGAGTCCCTCAATACTCTGTACAGAGCCTTCAGCAGCCGCAATGTCCTTCCAAGTCTTTTCATTGTCTAATCCTTTCTCTTGAAGAAGAGCTTGGAGATACTTGTTCCTGACTTGGTAGCTTCCGGTAAGAGTCTTGTGCGTAAAAACATTAGCACGTTGCGGCTCAATACTAGGAGAAGTCTGACCACAAATAATGCTAGAAGAAGCATTAGGAGCAACAGCGAGAAGACAACTATTACGACGATTAGAACCCACCATATCAGGAGACTCCCCACGGCTTTGAGCCAGAGCTTCACTAGCTGCTGTGGCTCTCTCCTTAATATGAGAAAACGATCTGTTGTTAAAACTTGAGGCGTACATTCCCTCAAAAGGAATTCCGTTGCGCTGTAGATAAGCGTGAAACCCCATCGCGCCAAGTCCAACAGCGCGTTCTCTGTAAGCTGAATAAGCTGACTTAGCAAACCCTTTAGCGGATTCTTTAACATAGCTGCTAAACCTCTCAAAGTTCATATTGTTGGTTTTAAGCTTACTAGTGTCTCCTACTGCATGACCAATAAAATGCTCCAGTACGTTGTCCAGCATGGTTATAAGGTCACTAATAAACAGTTCTTCGTCCTTCCATTCGTCAAAGTATTCTAGGTTAACACTTGACAAACAACAAACAGCAGTTCTCTCTTCGTTGGTTGGTAAGGTTATTTCGGAACATAGGTTGGACTGGGTAATCTCCAACCCTAATTCCTTTTGTTGTTCAGGCAATGCTTCATTACACCTGTCAATGTTAACAATGTACGGTTCACCTGTTTCCGCTCTGGTGTGTATCAAAGACCACCAAAGATCCCTAGCGGACACAGTTTTAACTGCTTCCTTGGACTTAGGATCTATAAGTCTCCATGGCAAGTCCTCCTTAACTGCGTCCAAGAATGAGTCCGTTATTGTTACTGCGTTGTGTAGGTTAAGACACTTACGGTTTAAGTCTCCTCCAGTACTTTTACGCATCCCTACAAACTCTTCTATCTCAGGGTGAGATATGTCCATATACGCTGCATAAGATCCTCTTCTGGTTACGCCTTGGTTAAAGGCCAGCATCTGTGAGTCAACTATATGCATAAATGGTATGCTACCAGTAGATTCACTGCCGTTAGAAGTAGGAACACCATTGCTTCTAACACTACTCCAACATCCACCCAAGCCTCCACCTCCACTTGCGAGCCATATGTTCTCATCGTAGTGAGCAGATAAACCAGACCTTGAGTCAGGAACATGATTAAGAAAACATGAGATAGGTAAACCACGGCTCGTTCCTGCGTTGCTAAGGATAGGAGTGCTATAACTGAACCAATGCGAACTTGAGTAGTTATAAAGTCGCTGTGCAAGATCGTAGTCAACAACTCCTTGATAAGTTGCACAGTATACAGAAGCCCTAGCCAAAGCCTGTTGAGCATATTTTTCCTCCTTCCAGAAGTATCTGTCCTTCAGTGTGTCCAAGGAGAAATCACTTAAATTTTCCTCCTTAGAGTAGTCTATTTGAATACCAAGGTAGTCCTCAATCATCCTCTTCATTCTCCTGCTGTTCTAAGTCCTTAATCATTTCCTTCAAGTACCACTTGGCTTTTTTCAAGTCTTGTAGTCCATCTTTGTACTTGAACCTGTGCATGTACTTCAGGACTGCTCCGTAACAGTAAGCTTGAAACTCATGCCCTAGCTGCTGCTTAATGTACGCTATGGCTTCTATGTCCCCATTGTTATAATGAATAGGCTTATGTACTGGATCAAAGTTTTTAGTCGGTGTATTTGCCATGTTAATAATTTCTGCGTATTTCTCGCCTAACTTTTCCCCTATCCTGTTTTTGTTAATTCTGTCCCATTCCTGTGGTGTTGCGTCGTCAATGCTGCTCATCTATATAAGTCTCCTCTGTTGTTTCTTCCTTCAGGTCTTCCTCAAATCCGTCCAACCTGTTAATTAGTTTGTCCTCAAAGCGATCTAAAAGTTCTTCACTGGTTACTGCCAAAGCTTCCACCAAGTCGTCCACTTCATACCGCTCAAGTAGTTTCTCCTTAATTTCATTCATCGTCAGTGACATAATCCATTAACTCATCTTTTTGTTGTACTGTAAAGTATTTAAACCCTTCCTTGTCGCACCATTGAGACATAGTTATTTTAGCACCTTTTCGTACTTTTTTGAAGGGGTCCGACAAAACAAATATTAATTCGTCGTCGCAACAGTCCCTAATTGCTTTGTACTTTAGTGTGTCCCCCTGTCTAAAATAACCTTTGCACTCAATCATTTTGCCAGTTGGTTTGTGTACGAAGTCAGGCTTATAAGTCCTTTTGGTTATGTACGGAACGTCATAAGGTTCGTAAACAAAATCCTTCTTTGGATAAAGAATAGCAAACGTCTTCTCAAGTCCGGATCTAAACATCTCTTTAAACGGCCCTTTTTTCTTTGATCTCAGGAACTTTCGGTTCATTTTTTACCTCTATTAAAAAACGTGGACCTGTAGAGTAAGCGAATACTCGCAAGTCCGGATAGCATGATCTTTTGAACTGACAGTAAGAGCAGCCTACGGCGAGTTTCAGGTTCCCACTCTTTCCATCTGGCAATGGCTCGTAACAGGGTAAAGGCCGCTCTTCTACCCCTACCAGCTTTTTTACGTGCCGTATCCTCTCAGCTATGTCTTCCTTCAGGACTTCATAAACAGGAGCCTGAGTGTCCTCCAAGTCGTACTGGAGAAAAGTCAAGTGTCCGTTCTGTTTGTCCATGGCAAGCCAACCAAACTTGGTTTCATTCTCAGAGTAGGCGTATGCCTTTATCTGGTCTATGTAACCAAAGGGATCGTCAAAGGCCAGTGATCCGTCCTTGAACTTCTTAAAACCGTAGGAGCTAGTTGACTTAACGTCAGTTACTATTCCGTCAATCCTACAGTCCATGTGACCCTTGATGCCTTCAACCTCACATTCCTTTTGTTCGTCGGTGACTGTATGTCCTGCCATCCTAGTCAGGAACAACAGCATCTCCTCTATTAAGTGACCGTACAGAAACTTAACCAACGTATGCGGTTCTATAGCTTCCTTGGCTACTCCCCGGTAATGATTCCATAAGTATCTGTCTTCCCTACCTACGTTGGACAAGCGTAGTTTTCTAGCGTCAAAACCTCTGTTTACGAACTCCTTCCGCATCAAGTCCTTCATGGCTTCACCAAAGCGTTCTATCTCCTCTTCAGCGTCCACTTCACTGTCAACACGTTTAGTCTTAACTAATTTATAAATGTCCGGAACTAGTGTACTAATGTGTTTCATACCAGTTGTTCCCTATTTTGTATTCCCCTGCTAAGGGACAGTTTAATTTAAAGTGATTCCCGGCAGCCTCAATACAGCTAACCGCCAGCCTACCAAACTTTTCAGCTTGATCCGTCTTCACCTCCGTCTGTACTTCGTCATGGATGTTACCTACGAACCTGTAGTCCAGTTTCCACTGTTTAGCGTAGTCGTCCAAGAGTAGTAAAGCCTGTTTCATAACTATAGCTCCAGCACTTTGCAGCAGGGTATTTAATGCGCTGTGCTGTGACCTAACGTGTACCAACCTACCGTCCAATCCAGTTACCATTTGTGGTCCATAAGAGATTTTGCTTTGTATTCTTTCTCTAAGTACTCCAAATGAGCGTAGATTGCTGCTAAAACGCTCTCTAAGGCTTTTACCTGCCCTTTGGTTGCCCCCAACCACTGATCCAAGCTTCGCATCTCCTGCCCCGTATAGAAGGGCGTAGATAAAAGTTTTTGCTGTATCTCGTGATTCAAGGCCAGCAAGTCTTTGGTTTGTTGAATGTATGTCTCCGTTGACCACTTCATTTATGTATTCCTTGTCATTCATGTAGTGAGCCAACATGCGTAACTCAAGACCACTCGCATCAAAACCCACCAGTTTGTAGCCTTCACGGACGGACCAGCACTCCCTGCAATCCTTACCGTAAGGACTGTAGGACGCAGGTACTTGAGCTAGGTTAGGACTGTTATGAGTCATACGTCCCGTTACCGCTCCATTGCTGTTAACCTTACCGTGAACCCTGCCTGTAGTTGGTGAGACTGCATCAATCCAGCTCTGAACCTGTGCAGTGCGTTTCTGTACCATCAGGTACTCTGAAATTAATTTAGCCTCCGGTATGTCGTTTATCTTTGACAGAGTTCCTTCGTCAACTATCGGTTGACCAGTTTCAGTAAAGCTACAAGGTTTCCACCCAAAGTACTGTAAGTACCTGCCTATCTGTTGTCTGGACCCTAAGTTGAACGGAGGAAACTCTATCCTGCTGAACGGTCCCTCAACAGAGTCCCAAGAATCTCCTAGAAACTTGAGGCCTACTATTGAAAGAGAACCGTCCTTTTTAATCTTTGGTTGCACCTCCTTAACAAATACTGGTAACGGTAAAAAAGTCTTTTGAACTTCATCTTCAATCGCAAGTTTTTTCTCCTTTAGTTCCGCAAGTAGCATGTAGGCTTTCTCTTCGTCCAACAGCCAGCCATTGCGTACCTGCTCTTGTATAATAAATTGAACTTTGTGTTCTAAGTCTATGGATTCCTGAGAAAATCCTAGTAGTTCGTCGTAAACTTCCAGATACACTCTCTCAGTCACCGCTGTGTCCTGAATACAATAGTCCACCATTTCCTGAGAACACTGTGTCCAATCGTCGTAGTCCCCTTTTGGAAATCCTAACCTCTCTCCCCAAGAGCGTAGGGAATGTCCTTTGTCTCTCTGTGGGTTAGCTAGTCTGGAAAGTACCAAAGTGTCCACTACCCTCTCAGGAGCCACAGAAACGCCCCAGAGCGATTCTAAGACCGGGAGGTCATATCCTATTAGGTTATGCCCAATCACCTTCTCTGAGCCTTGTAGAGCGTCTGAGAGGGTGTCTGGAGTATAGTGTACTAAAACACCTCCGTCCTGCCTTGTTACGGCCATCCAGATTTTGCTGGCATTTAAACCGTCAGTTTCTATGTCCAGATAAATCAAAACTGAGTCTCCATGTCGTTATTGGAGGGAGGACCAACCTCCGACATTCGGCCTGTGAACCTGTCGTACTTCAGATAACAGGCAGCACCAGTTAGACCTGCATAACGATTCTTCAGGATTCTTACCGTAGTGGTATTCCTGTTTTCTTCGTTTTCGTCCTGCTGGTTACGCTCCAAGCCGATAACCATGTCGGAAAGTTGGGCTATAGCCTGAGATCCCCGGAGTTCACTCAAGCTAATCCTTCCTCCGTCCTCATGTGGTTTTCCGGTTGTCCTCTTTAAGTGAGAAACCAAAAACAAACCTACACCTAACTCCTGAACCAGTGTTCTAAGTTTAGTCATAATCGCATCAATGGCTCTGCGCTCATCGTCCGACTCCTGACTACTGACAACTATAGATAGGTGGTCCAGTATGATCCATTTGCAGTCCAAAGCTTTAGCCATGTATCGGATTCTTGAAAGTAAGTTGTCCTCCGAAGTTGATCCCCAATGGTCAAATAAGTAATAACGGTCAGTCCCAAGGGTTTGCTCCCAATAGGGTTTAACCATCTCCTCATCAATTTCCTCCTCTAAATGTAATGGACAGTCCGCAGCTATGGACATGATACCCAGAGCAGTCCTACTGATGTCCTCCTCCAGTGCTAGGACTCCTATGTTGTCGTCCGTAGCGTTAAGAAGATAGTACTCCAGCTCCCTGACTATCTGGGACTTACCCATGCCAGATCCTGACGTTATGGTGACTAACTCATAAGGCCTGAAACCTTTAGTGTAGTCATTGAGTCCATGCCACGGATAAGGTATGGATTTAACTTTCATCTTACCTGTGATAGCTTCCCATGTGTCCCTTCCGGATACAATACCGTCAGGTTGATAACACTTTGAGTTCCACCATGAGCTAGTAAAGTCCTTAACCTTACCGGCCTGTAGCATTTCTCCAGCGTCCTTCATAGGAAGCTTGCATATCTTTAGCTTGTTAGGGCTAAATATGTCCTTGACGGAATCCACCGCAGTCTGTCCAGCTTTATCACTGTCGAAACATAACACCACGTTGTCGTAGTTCTCTAGAAACTCTAGTTGTTCCTTGACTTCCCTGACTGCTCCACCAGCTCCGGACCTAAGGCTCACTACGTCCCACCTGTTATCAAACATCTCAGAGACAGCTAGACAGTCTAACTCTCCTTCTGTGACTGTGATAAACTTTCCTGATCCTTTACAAGTGTCCTGTCCAAACAAGCCCACGTTTTCAGCGGACCCTGAGTAGGAAAAACACTTATTTTTAACACTTTTTTTCTTATGGCCCTTGACTTCTCCAGTGTCAAGGTCTTTGTACGGATAAAAGTGATTATTTATCGTCCCTGAGGCATCGTACTGGACCGTAACACCAAACTTTCGACAGGTATCTTTAGATAGTCTTCTGTCCGGTATGGCTGCTATGACTCCAATTTCGTCCTCAGCAGTTAGTTTTTCATTTTTCATATAACCCCACGCATTGTCCGATTCCTGCTCTATTTTATTACGAAAAGAGGCAAATTCGGTGCTAGGTTCATGGTGTGTGCATCCTGCTGCGAAGCAATGCCCTGACCCGTTGCTATAACGAGCCAGAGCGTCACTAGATCCGCAGGATGGGCATGGTTCATGCCTAACAAACTTAGAATCCTTCTTCAATTCCATCCCCGGATTCTTCGCCTAGCTCCAATACCCTAACCGCATTAAGGTACGTTGGTGTGGCGTGAACAGGGTGTGAGTCTCCTAGTTTGTACTGCACTCTAACCTTAGAACCTTTTGGGATGTTACCCATAAATGGTTCATCTTCGTTGTCAACAATCCTAACCGGAAACTTACTAGCAAACTTGCGCTGTGAAGTCCCTTCGTAGTCTTTAACTTTAACACCCTCGGAGGATAGCTTTTCTGCCATGTCTTCCTCCAGTGATAAGGTTAAAGTGTATCTACCAGTGTCCTGACCCTGATAGACTTCCGTTTTCTGTAGGTTTTGAAACGCTACAGTTCCTTCTAGTAATGGCATATGTGGTTCTCCTATATGTTACCATTGTTTATACTATAGAATACTAAAGAATACTTATTATGATGATTATGGTTATATAAAGTATCTTTAGTATACTATAGAATAGTATAAGGCATAAATGTTACAGAATTATGACAGAAACTAACTAAATTGTTACAAATTGTTACAGAAAGTCATCTAAGTTAACACTGTCTGCCTCGTTAGGTATCTCTGAATCGTACTCAATCAGAGTTTCGTTACTGACTTTGTAACAAGTGTTACATAAGTCTAGAAACTGGCCTGTTAGTTTATCCTTCCTAGCTAGTTCCGTTTCCTCTAGCAGTTTGTTACATGCTTTGCATCTCATTAGTGTATCTCCGTTTGTAAGTCCATTAAATCCCTATTAAAAACTAAATTGTGTTCCTTGTCTAGCTCCATGGTAGTCATATTGTTATAGACTGACTCCATTTGGTCCTTAGCTAGGCTTATCAAGTCCACCATCTTAATGATGTTCATATGGTATTCTATCAAGTCCTGAGTCTTTATCTGTCTCTCTACAAAGTCCTCTCCATCGTCGTCGGTTACGTCTACATCATGGCTGTATTCGTCGCTCATTGCGTTTTCTCCTATTTTTTCGTTGTCTGGTTACATCCTTCAAGTCTAGGTAACAGCTAGCGCACAAGGGCTCCGTGTATTCCCTAAGGAATACCACAGAGTCCTCTGATTTACAACTAGAACACCTAACTTTCATCGTCCTGTCTCTGGAACCTCATAGTCCTACCTTCAGCAGCAAACAAAAGCAAAGCTTTGCTATTGCCGTCAGTGTCAATTATCTCCACGTCGAAAGTATCCCAAGTAGTGCCTACGGCCTCTACTGATCTACGCTTAACAATCACGTCCTGAACGTCGTGTATTGATTCTCTACTAAATGTACTCATATTAATCTATCCTTGCTACTTTGGTTTCTTTAGTTTCAGTGTCACGTATTGCTGTGACTCCATATTTGTAGACTATACATTCATATCTATTGCCTGTAAAGACAACTAATGGCTGTAATGGTTCTTCGTCCTTAAACTCTGAAATGTATTCGTTATTGTCTCCTAGTTTACCTTTCCATGGATTACTATGGAATCCTCCAAAACCATAACAACAATCAAACTCTTTTGTGAAGTCCTCTAGGTTATCATATTCCAAGCGTAGGCAATCGTTAAAGAATGACGGAATTATTCCGCATCGTTGTTGCAATTGATCTATTGATAAGTCTTTAAACTTACAATTTGGATCATAAGTTATGCCATTTATGTATGCTATGTTAATTCTCATATCTATATCTCCTCTGTGTATTCGCAATCGGGACAATAATACAGGCCTTGTATGCCTACGTCACGTTCTTCTGGTTGTAGTTCTAAATCTTCCTCGCAAACTGGGCAAAATCTACTAGACATTAGTAGACTCCTAATTCGGTTTGTTTCTGGACAATGTAATTATCTATGTCCGCGTCGTCCTCTAATCCTAAACGTAAAGCTTCCTCGTAAAGGTTCTCTATAAATTCCTCAGTGTATGGATTACTCATTTTATGTTCCTCAATTTTTGCCCAGTATGAACCTATGTTGCACTAGTTGCAATGATTTTTTTCATTTTATTACCATGTGCTACATAAGCGACTACAGGCACTGATTTATCCCAACATGCTCTACACTTTCCGCATTTGCCATTGTTATTGTACGCTGGGCATTTGTGGTGCTTTGTTACCATGTCCTCCGGGACGATAGTGCTAGTTGTTATACCTTTAATTGTTACACCTAACACGGAATCACTGGACTTCCTAATAACTACATTGTCTAGAGATTCCATGGCATCCAGTATGCTAGTAAACTTTTTAAATTTGTACATTCTAGTGGGTAACCAATGTTTAACCCATGGAGTTAATCGCATAATCTCTAAAATCTTTTCTGCTAGTTGTAGGGAGTACATGTCTCCACTATCGAACCATCTAAAATATCTGTCTGTGTCTAGTTCGTCCACCATGTCATTTACCCAACTATCACGCTGCCAATCTTCTTTATTATCCTGTCTAGGTTTTTTGACGTTGGGCATATGATACATTCCGGTAGTCGCATAGCATCCTTTACATGCTGGCACTAGATCGCCATTACTGTCTTTAGATGCTGGACATGTTACTAATGCTTCTAGTGACCATGAGCGACACGGCATTTTTGAAGTTTTAGATAGTTTAATCATTCTCTACTCTGTTAGTTAATAGTTACACTATAGCACACTATTGCTAATGCGCTATGGGTTTAACTACTGACTTAAAATATTAATATGCTCGCACCATTGACCATTTTTAGTCTGTACAAAATCAATTTTCTGATTACTCTCTAATTTGTTTAATACGTTAATCTCCGTTGATATGGTCCAATGTCCGTCTAAGAATGTAAACAGATAACCACCAATTTTAGAATTAAACATAATGTTGTTTAGATCTACAGCACAAAAGAACCTACCATTGGATAACTGTAAAATGTCTACTGGTGCTACTCTAACTTCCCAATAGCTAGCTAGGTTTTTAGATAGTTCATTAGCTACCTTTTTAGCTGTCTTTTTTCTGACGTAGGTTTTGATTGCTGTCTTATTCTCTAGCAATCTTTCTTCTGCTCTATCTAGAGTAAAGGCTATTCTGTCCTGATATGTTATGTTCATAGCTACACGCTCCGTTAGTTAATGTCTACACGCTAGCACACTGGTTAACAATGCGCTAGGTTTAAACATTAGGCTAGTATTCGCTCTAGATCCTCTGTGGTTAGATCCTCAGGTTTTTCTATGTTCTCTAGAATATAGAAGACACTGTTAACTTCCTCAGGGCTGAGACTGTCTGAAGTCTCTGATAGCCATTCTGAGAAGTGTTCTGTGTACGTATAGCACATAAAAGGTTTTCCGCGTTTAATGTATACGCTGTTCTGTGAGTCTGTGTTAAATACAGTGTCATATATAATTGCTGATATAGTTTTATAGTCCATATGTATTACTCTAGTTAGTTAATATTTGCCGATAGTAATCTATTGTTAATCTAATGACAACTATTTATTACTGTCTTATATGGCTCCTATAGTCACACTCACATGTCTACATTTATCTACACTTGTGTGCATGTGTTTCCTTTGCAATATCTGTGCCAGCTTCAGATGCACTGCTTTGGTGCGCTCTAGTTTTTCTCATGTATTCTTGCGTTAAACTGGTGCAAACATGAGATTGGCTAGAGAATTTTGA